AAGCAGTCCTTGGCCTCAAGGAGCTTGCGCAGGCCCATGGTCAACTCGGGTCCATCTGGCGTCCGCCTGACCTGCTCGTGAGATACCTCGTGACAGACCTGGCTTGCCAGGCGGGCCTCCCCCTGAAGGTGATCAAACTCGAACCACCTGATCAGTTTGACCGTTGCCGGATGCCTGTTCTCGTAGTCGGCTGGGTCAAACATCCCTTACCAACCCCTTCCCATACTTCGCCCTACTTGCATCAGTGTTACCAGAACACCCCGACATGGATGCCCGCCCCGACCCGCCCCGGTACCAGGGACAGAAGGAGCACTCCCCGCTGGGCACGCTCGGGATGTCTTCAAAGCTCAGGTCGTCCCCAGCCTTGATCATGGTGTTCGCAATCGCGTACATCCTGTCCAGGGCAGCCTGGGCACGCTCGGGGCGGTACTCGTCCACCCAGATCTGCATGTCCCGCAGCCAGCCTGAGCGGGGCACCGCCACCAGGATCACCTTGGACACGGCCAGGCCCTGGTTGAGGGCACCCCGGCCGTACAGGTTCACCTGGTCCTTGTAGTGCTCGGGTGGCCCCGACGCCTTCCACGCCTTCAGCTTCGTCGGGGAGACGGTCTTCCAATCGATAATGCTCGATAGATCACGGTCATACAGGTCCACGTGCCCCTTCACCAGCGGGTCGGGCTGTACCGTGATCTCGGTCATCCACCGGTCCATGAAGTGGACTTCCTGGAACTTCTTGATGGCGTTCTCCAGCCATCCGTGCACAGCCGTCCCCACGATCGCCGGGAGAGGGTCGCTCCACCAGTTCACCTCAGGTGTCCCGGCCAGCCGGTAGGCGATCCTGCGGTCACACAGGCTGCCCAGCTCGCTCGGCCCGATGGTGGCCTGCACGGACCTGGCCGAGTTGGCGTCGGTCCACTTGATCACATCGGTCAGGTCGGAGAGCAGCTCCACCCCGAGCTTCTCGTTGGGATCAGTCGGCGCACACGTCGGGTGGTAGTCCTGACCCAGCTCCACCAGGGCCGGTGCCAGTAGCCTGCCGCACTTGCGACACAGGGGGCTCACCCTTTAGTCACCTGGGCCTTGCGGCTGACGCCCTTGACCTCGCCCTGGTAGATGAAAGTCCCCAGGACACCGAGACGCTCGTGACGGTACGTTCCATTCTCACAGCCATCTTCCAGTTCCTGCATGGTTCGGCTGTACTGCCTGGCCACTGTATCGATGGGAACGAGCTGTTTGAATAGCTCATCCGGAACAGAATCCATGGCCCTCTCCGCCCCCCATAGCCATTCACCGATTCGGACAGCCGTCTCGATATTCATGCCCCTCTCCAGGGTTTCATAACGACGAAGGCTCTCGCCCTCCAGCCCAATCAGGCGAGCCTGGGCATTTCGGGTCATCTTTAGCGTGTCGCGCAAATGTGCCAGCTCACCGTCCAGGACCGCAGCATAGCCAGCTTTGGCCAGCTCAATCATGGTTTGGTCGATCACCATGCTCATACTACTCCTCTTCAACTCCAGCGTGTCAAGCACCAGAAGAGTACCCTAAACGGACATGTGGCGTATATGATCAGCTCATGGGACTTTCCCTGGCGGAACGGTACGCCCAAGAGCTGACTCCAGACGAGCAGCGTCAATGGGTTGCCTCACTGTCCCCACAGATGCTCAAAGAAGTCGCACGCGGAGAATGGTGGTGGACAGCCCGACCCGAGCAGATCCCACCCCAAGGGGACTGGAGCCTGTGCCTCATCCTTGCCGGGCGCGGGTTCGGCAAATCGAAGCTCGCCTCAGAATGGCTTGTTCAGCGCGTACTCGACCACCCGACAGACCGGCACGGCTTCCGCACCGAATGGCTTCTCATTGCCGAAACCCTGTCCGACGCCAGAACCATCTCCATCGAAGGCCCCTCGGGTGTCCTGCGGGTCTTGGACCGGCGCGAGATCCCCTACCGCTACATCAAGCACCCGAAGCCGCAGATCCTGGTCGGCGAAGCCAAGTCGGTGATCTTCTTCGAAGGTGCGGACGGTGCCGACGTGGGCCGTGGCTACAACGCCGCAGGTGCCGTGTTGGACGAGGTATGTGTCGCCAAGGGGGAACTGGTCTTCACGCGCCGGGGCATTATCCCTGTGGAGGATGTTCGTGCTGGCGATGAGGTCTGGACGCGCTCCGGCTATCACCGTGTGCGCAATGCCTGGCTGACGGCCGAGAATGCCGAGATTGTTGAGGTGGAAACCGAGGCTGGAAAGGTTCGACTGACTCCCGGTCACCGGGTATGGACAACTCGTGGCTGGGTACAGGCGCGCTATCTCCACTTGGGAGATACTATGTTTTCATGTCTGAATACAGCCAAGATCCAGTCCCCTCGGAGGCTCCAGCGTTCTGCGCCTGGGATGGGCAGACGTGGTACTTCAACAAGCGCGCTGGCTACCACTACAACCGGGACGGCTTCCTCCTCCACCGGGCGGTATGGATCGGTGCCCATGGACCCATCCCTGATGGACACGAGATCCATCACATCAACAGAAAGCGATGGGACTCGCGGCTGGTCAACCTTGAACTCCTCACCGTGCACGAGCACCGGGTTCGAACTCAACGCGAGCGCACCGACAAGGCCGAGCAGAGCAAGCGATCTAGTGAGCAATGCAGTCGGGGTCTCCGAAAGATGTGGAGTGAGCGCCAGCCCAGGGCACTCAACTGCGCTTTCTGTGGGGTCGGGTTCGAGTCCACAGGAATGCGGGCCAAGTACTGCTCGGCCAACTGTCGAGTCAAGGGCCTCAAGAAATATGGAGCCGACGCGCGTAATCGGCGTAACCAAGGTGAGCGACCGCGCTGATGTCTATGATCTTGAGGTGGATGGTGAGCCGGAGTTCTTTGCTGGCTCCGGCCAGCTGCTTGTGCACAACTGCAAGTGGAAGAAGCCCAGGGAGTCCTGGTTTGAGGGCATCATGCCCTCACTGCGGGCTGACCTGGTAGGTGACCACCCACGTACCCTGGTCGCGACCACTCCAAAGCCTATCGATCTGCTCCGTGAATGGGTCGGGCGTCAGGACGGCTCTGTCACCCTCATCCGAGGATCGACATTCGATAACGCAGCGAACCTCTCCTCCTACACCCTTGATGAACTCGATCGCCGGTACGCAGGAACATCCATCGGCCGTCAGGAACTCTATGGCGAGCTGCTCGATGCCCGCGACGGAATGCTGTTCGCCTTCAGTGACATCGACAACCACCGGGTTGAATCCGTGGATGACGTCGAGTTCACTCACATCACTGTCGGAGTCGACCCCACCCTCACCGAGGAAGGCGACCTCATGGGCGTCGTCGTCGTCGGCAGAGACATCCAGAACCACATGTACGTCCTATCAGACGAGTCCGTGCCGCTCACCTCACGCGAGGCAGCCCGCCACATCTGGCGAGTCTTCTGGCGCAACGGAGCTGACACCATCGTTGTGGAGGACAACCTGGCCAAGCGCTGGATGACCGACGTGCTCAAAGACGCCTACGTGGAACTGCGCGACCAGGACAACCTGTTCCCGGCGGGCACCTCCGCGCCCATCAAGAGCATCGACTCGCGTATCGGCAAGAAGCTGCGGGCCGAGCCTGTGGCCATGCGATACGAGCAGGGCACCGTACACCACCTGGGCACCTTCTCCTCACTGGAGAACGAGATGCTCAACTTCGACCCCACCGACTCCCACAACTCACCCAACCGCATGGACGCTATGGTCCACGCCTGCCGTCACCTCATGGCCGGGGAGAAGCGCAGGATTCGTCTGGTAAACCCACAATCTTTGTGGTTGCCCACCAGGTGAGCTGATTGTTGGCGAGATGTCCGATACGCTTGTTTCGTGATCGAAGCTGTGCTACTCATCGTCCTGCTGACCGGAGCAGTGGCACGGCTGTGCGTTCTGATGACCGAGGACAAGATCACCGAATTCTTCAGGAACCGGGTCAAGGCCAAGCTCGGACCAGACCACCTGATCACCTTCGGCATCAACTGCCCCTGGTGCTGGTCCATCTGGTTCGCCTTCCCCATGACCTTCCTGACCTTCCCACCCGACAGCCTTGCCAAGGTGTGGACCAACATCCTCACCGCCCTGGCTGTCTCTTACACCGCCTCCCGGCTCTCGGACGGATAGCCCATGCGAAAGCCCATGATCTCGCGGACTGTCGGCACCGAGATGGAGCCGGTCACCTTCGCCGCCGAACAACTGTCCCCTATCAGCCAGGCAGCCCGGCTGGGCAACAACGACCTACTGTGGAACAGCTACCGGTTCACCAACACCTCCTGGCAGCGGGAAGCCTGGCGGTTCTACCACGCCATCCCCGAACTGCACTTCGCAGCCGACTACATGGGTGCTGCCTGCTCCCGGGTACGCCTGTACGTAGAGGGGCTGAACAAGTTCAACCAGCCCACAGGTGAGGTCACCGAAGAAGACGACGCGGCCGTGGCTGCCATCGGCTCAACCGTCTTCGGCACCCCAGCCCAGCAAGCCGAAGCCCTCAACGCCATCGGGGTCAACCTGACCGTGGCGGGTGAGTGCTACGTCGTGGGCAGGGCACCACGCAACTTCGACCCGGACAAGTGGTTCGTCGTGTCCACCACCGGGTTCAAGCGACGCAACGGCCAGTATGCGATCAACCTGGGCTATGGCCCGGAGGACGTCCTGGCCGGTACGGATCTGGTGGTGAGGCTGTGGAAGCCTGACCGGGAGTACATCGCCCGTGCCGACAGCCCCACCCAGGCATGCCTGAACGTTCTTCAGGAGCTGGAAGAACTGATGCTGTACGAGTTCTCCCAGATCGACTCGCGCCTGGCCGGTGGAGGACTGTACTTCCTGCCCGCCGAGATGAGCAACGGCCCCTCGGACTCTTCCACCGCCCCCCAGTCCGCCGATGACGTGTTCAACCAGATGGCTCTGGCAGCCAAGGCCTCCCGGACGGGCCGGGGTACCGCCGCTGGCGTGGTTCCCCAGTTCATCGAGATCCCCGGCGAGTACATCGGCAGGATGCAGGACAAGCCGGTCACGTTCGACTCGACCCTGTCGGACAAGCTGAGGGAGTACAAGGAGAACGCCGTTCAGCGCTTCGCCACGGGCATGAACATGCCTGCCGAGCTGTTGACGGGCATGGGGGACGTGAACCACATCTCGGTCTGGTCGATCGAGGAGTCGTTCATCAAGATCCACATCGAGCCCATGATGAACCTGATCTGCGACGGCATCACCAAGGCATACCTGCGCCCCCTGCTCAAAGCCATGGGGAAAGATCCACTGCGCTACCAGATCAGCTTCGACACCGCGCCCCTGACCGTCCGCGCCTCCCGACTCCAGGACACCCTCAACCTGTACGAGCGTGGCCTGGTCAGCGCAGACGCTGTACTTTTGTCGGGTAACTACAACATCCTCACCGACAAGCCCAGCGAGGAAGAGTCTACCGAACGGTTCACCCGCGAACTCATGCTGCGCGACCCCACCCTGATCTCGGTCCCCGCCCTGATCGAGGCAGCCAACCTCGACATCGACATGCCCGAACCGGCGTTGACCGCAGTGCCCGGGGACCTGAACGCCCCAGGCCCCGCAGCCCCACCCGCCCCCACCCGCAGCGTGGACAACCAGCGCAGGCCAGTCCAGCCAGGCTCCCTCGACCGTGGACCGACCAGACCAGCCACCAACCAGGGCACACCGATTCTCGCCTCAGGCCAGATCGTTGAACCACCTGCCCCCGTCCTGGCCGCAGCGAACGTAGTGGTCCGGCGAGCCCTGGAGATCGCAGGCGGCAGGCTACTCAACCGGCAGATGCGGGGACAGTTCCCCGACGTGCCCAAATTCGAGATCCACACCAGGGTCAAGGTAAGCGGCATTCAGGCCGACGAAGCCCTGTCGGGTGCTTTCGACCATCTGGTGCTGGACTTCGCCGGGCTGGGCGTAGCAACCGGTGACATCCGAAATGACTTGTTCTCGTATTGTCGCCAGCTTCTCATGTCGAGTGCCCCGCACAGCCCGGAACGGCTCAGGTCGGTGCTCAATGCCTACGCCTGAGGAGGAGCCAGGGGTACTGGCAGCTGTGTGGCGGGCCATCCGCGCCTGGCTGCCCAGCCTTCGCCGGGCGGTCTTTCGCACCCCGCAGCCTGACCCCGTGGGGGCGCAGGCGGTTCAACCTGCCTGGGCCGACCTGATCGACGCCGAAGTCATGCCCGCCCTGGAGACCGTGGTCGATCACGGTTGGCGCTGGCAGTCGGGCGAGCCGTTCATCTCGTCCAACTCGTTCGCCCAGGCCCAGTTGGCGATGACGCGCAACCTCCTGGTGAGGATGCCCGATGACGTTTACAACCTGATCTTCTCGGAG